CGAGGAGAACCTAAAGCTAGACATCATTCAGGGCCGTGTCCAGTACCTGCGCAAGTACCTCAAGAAGCACTACAAGGATGCCCGCAAGCAGTACGTCTATTCCTTGATCCTTTTCACCCTGTACGTGGAGAACGTGTCCCTGTTCAGCCAGTTCTACACCATCAATTGGTTCAACCGTTATCGGAACGTCCTGAAGGATACGGCACAGCAGGTCGCCTATACCTCCAAGGAAGAGCTGATCCATGCCTTAGTTGGCATCAAGCTCGTCAACACCATCCGCCAGGAACATCCTGAGCTGTTTGACGAGGAGCTCATCGAACGCATCCGCCATGAGTGCGAGGAGGCCTATAAGGCAGAGGCTCGCATCATTGACTGGTCGGTGAATGGCTATAAGGGAGACGGTCTCAACTCTGATATCCTGAAGGAATTCATCAAGAACCGCCTGAATGATTCTTTGGTCCAGATCGGCATCAAGCCGGTCTTTGAGAACCTAGACCAGAAACTCCTGGAGCAGACGACATGGTTCGATGAGGACGTGCTGGGCAATACCGCCACAGATTTCTTCTTCAAGCGGCCGGTGGAATACTCGAAGAAGTCCCAATCGTTCTCATCATCTGATCTTTTCTAAATCATGAATCAACGTTACTATTGGCTCAACGAGGACTCGCGCCTCTTCCTGGAACGCGGTTACCTGGCCCAAGGTCAGACGCCTGAACAGCGAGTTCGCCAGATCGCAGAGGCCGCCGAGACGATCCTGAGAATCGATGGCTTTGCGAACAAGTTCGAGGACTACATGTCCCGTGGGTGGTACTCCCTGTCATCACCCATCTGGGCAAACTTTGGAATCCAGCGTGGATTGCCAATCTCATGCTTCGGATCATACATCTGTGACAAGCTCGAGTGCATCCTTGAGAAGACCGCAGAGGTCGGAATGATGACGAAGATGGGTGGCGGCACATCTGCCTATTTTGGCGGCCTCCGTGCCCGTGGGTCAGATATCTCGACCGGAGGAAAGTCCTCTGGACCGGTCCACTTCATGGAGATGTTCGAGACCACGACCAACGTGGTGTCCCAGTCAAACGTGCGTCGTGGATCCTTTGCGGCCTATCTGCCAGTCGAGCACCCTGATGTTCTCGAGTTCCTGCAGATTCGCAGTGAAGGCCATGCTATTCAGAACCTATCGATCGGCATCACGGTGACAGATGAATGGATGCGGTCAATGGTTGCCGGGGATGAAAGCAAGCGCAAGATCTGGGGCAAGATCATACAGAAACGATTTGAGTCTGGCTATCCATACATCCTCTTCACGGATGCGGTCAACGGAAATGCTCCTCAGGTCTACAAGGACAAGGGCAAAAAGATCGTGGCCAGCAACCTTTGCTCTGAGATTGCACTCTCCTCGACCGAGGACGAATCGTTCGTCTGCAATCTGTCCTCGATGAATCTCCTGCACTACGATGAGTGGAAGGATACTGATGCTCCAGAGGTCATGACCTATTTCCTCGATGCCGTGATGACCGAGTTTATCCGCAAGGTCTCAGGAATGCCTTTTATGCAGGCACCATACCGTTTTGCAGTGAACCAGCGTGCTCTCGGAATCGGCGTGTTGGGCTGGCATTCTTACCTGCAGTCCAAGATGATTCCTTTCGAGTCGTTCGAGGCAAAGCTTCTCAACGTTCAGATCCACAAGCTCCTGCGCGACAAGACTCAGTCCGCCAGTCGAAAGATGGCCACCGAGTACGGTGAACCGGAACTCCTCAGGGGATACGGTCTACGTAACGTCACGACGCTGGCGATTGCTCCTACCACATCCTCGAGCTTCATCCTGGGCCAGGTTTCTCCATCGATCGAGCCGCTCAATTCCAACTACTTCGTGAAGGATCTCTCCAAGGGGTAAGTTCACCTACAAGAATCCTTACCTCGAGACGGTTCTGGAAAAGCACGGCAAGAACGACCGAAACACCTGGCAGACTATCCTCGTCAGAGGTGGATCCGTTCAACACCTCGACTTCCTCTCGGAAAACGAGAAGGACGTCTTCAAGACCTTCGGTGAGATCTCACAGAAAGAGATCGTCATTCAGGCCGCGGCTCGTCAGAAGTACATCGATCAGAGCCAGAGCCTGAACCTGATGATTCATCCGAAGACTTCCCCGAAAGACGTCAATCAACTTCTCATTTTTGCCTGGGAGCAGGGCGTCAAGAGCCTTTACTACCAGCGCGGAACCAATCCTGCCCAGGAACTTGGGCGTAACCTGTTGCACTGTGCATCCTGCGAAGCATGAAGATTGAAAAAGAATGCAATTGTTGCGGGGCTCTGTACTCCATACTCTTTACGGAGCTCCCGCAGGAACTTGATCCTGAATTTGAAGATCAGGAGATGGACGAGGAATCTGAGTTTTACCCAGAGTTCTGTCCTTTCTGTGGATCTCACGAATCTGACGAAGACGAGGACGAAGACTGATACATAGTACCATGTGGTACTATCGTGGTGAACTATTTGATCCAAAGCCAGAGGAACTTGATCCGAAGAAAACGATCGGATTCGTCTATCTCATCACGAACCTGGTGAATGGCCGGCTTTACGTCGGCAAGAAACTCTTTTTCTCCTCGAAGAGCAAGCAGGTCAAGGGAAAGAAAAAGAAGTTCAAGGCTGAGTCTGACTGGAGATCCTACTACGGATCGAACGCTGCGATTCAGGAGGACGTCAAGGATCTGGGTCCTGGTAGCTTCAAGAGGGAGATCCTTTACCTCTGCTCCTCGAAGTCTGAGTGTTCCTATTGGGAGGCCTACGAGCAGTTCACCCGTAAGGCCATCCTGGACCAGAAGTACTACAACGACTGGCTGACCTGTAAGATCACCAGGAAGCACCTCAAAAATCTGCAATTTTGATGTTTACATCTGCCCTCTCCTGGGGTAGTATGTCTGGACAATGATCATCGTAGATTACTCTGGCGTGGCCATCGCTAACCTGTTTGCCATGCGTATCTCGGTCTCCGAGGGATTAGTTCGTCATTGCATCCTGAACTCCCTGAGACTTTACAATGCGAAGTACCGTCGGGAATACGGCCAGATGGTTCTGGCCTGTGACGGCGGTGGCACCTGGCGTCGCGAGATGTTCCCTCAGTACAAGGCTTCCCGCAAGGCCGCCCGTGAGTCGGGGGACATCGACTGGAAGGAATTCTTCCGGATCCTCGGCAATGTTCGAGACGAGATTCGCGAGAACCTCCCCTTCAAGGTCGTACACCTGCAGGGAGTCGAGGCCGATGACATCATCGCCACGCTCACCGATAGCACCCAGGAGTTTGGAAAGCATGAGCCGGTCATGATCATTTCCTCCGATAAGGACTTCGTTCAGCTCCATCGGTACAAGAATGTTCGTCAGTACAGCCCGATGGCCAAGGAGTTCGTCAAGGAGAAGGATCCGGTTCGTTACCTGCAGGAGCACGTTCTGCGTGGCGATACTGGTGACGGTGTTCCGAATGTTCTTTCTCCGGATGATGTGTTTGTCTCCGGTGGCCGTCAGACACCTCTTCGTGCCAAACTCATGGATGAGTGGATCTCTAACTGGGATTCACTGCAGACCAAGATGACGGCTGAGCAATATCGCAATTTCCAGCGCAATCAAGCTCTGATCGATCTCACAAAAATTCCCTCCGCCAAGAAGACGGAGATCATAAATACTTTCGAATCTGTGAAACCGGCTTCGAACACATTGAATTACTTGGTTGAAAAACGTTGCTCCCAGCTCATCGAGTGTGCGGAGGAATTTAACACCGTCTCGCTATGAATAAGTTTAAACCGACAGAGGTGTTCGAGATTTTCGATCTTGTGCAGAAAGCCGAGACGAAAGAAGAACGCGTTGCCATCCTGAAGGAGAACAACTGTCTCGCAATCCGAGATGTTCTCCGTGCAGCCTTTGACGACACAATCGTCTTCACCGTTCCCCCTGGCGCACCTCCGTTCAAGGAGACGCTGTCCACGGAAGGAAGGTCTCCGACCACTCTGATGAGATCCACGAAGGATTTCACGTACTTCGTGAAGCGTGGCAAAGGAGATGCTCTCAAGCAGACCAAGCGAGAGACTTTGTTTCTTCGTATGCTCGAGGGAATTCATCCGCGTGACGCAGCGATTGTCATCGCGATGAAGGACAAGAAGCTGCAGGAACAATACCCTGCTATCAGCAAGGAACTCGTGAAGGCCGTCTGGCCTGACCTGATTTTATCTTGACGGCACAGTGTGCCCACTACATCATGGTTCACGCAAAACACAACAGCGAGATACATGATCACAAACCAACTGGAAAGACTCAAGCAAGATTCAGTGGAACTCGATTACTTCATTCAGCGCCTCCAGAAGGAGGGCAATGAGAAGCGAGTGAAGGCCATACAGAACAAACAGAAATACCTTGAGGAATACATCCAGACAATGCAACAAGTGAATACCATGGCGGAGGTCGCCGCCTGATCTTTGTGATTTACAGACCTGCACCGGCAGGTTAGATTGATTGTCCTTTCGTAATGAACATCTTTGTCTTAGATTCTTCACCCG